GCAGCTAATGTTTCCTTTCTTTAGGATTTAGCTCAGCTACGTGATGGCTCGAGTGTTCCTACCACCTCACTACGTGTCAACCGACTACTACATGGTCGAAGGGTGGCGGAAGGATGACCGGCACATCCGTGCTGCTTGGGATGGTGCACTGGAGATCCACATTCGGTGGTCCGAGCCAGGTGAACAAGATTCCCTGGATCGCGCTGCCGAGATAGGTCACAAGCGCGGTGTTGATCGGCTCGTCAGTTGGCGCAAAGCATCTGACGCAGTACGAAGCATCACGCATGGACTCCGGTGCAACTACGACCAGTCAGCAACGTTCGGCTTCCAGAGTGAGGTCATGTCTGGCAAGCACAACATCGTGCTCCCTCATGCCATGACCGCAAGCGAGAAGACTGCCAGAACAGTTGCAACAGCAGGCATGATCGCATCATTTGCCAGCCCGCACCTTGCAAACGCTGCCGCGACCAAGGTCAAGCTCGGTGCCGCCCTTAGCGCAGATCGACCTGAGGCTGCTGCCTGCCTTGCTGTTGCCGATGCCCTCAGGCTCGGCGCATCAAGCTCACGAACACGTGCGTCCTTTGAGTCGATACTCAAAGGGGACCCTGTGCCAGGTAAGGACGAGTGGCGCCTTGAGAACAAAGGAATCGCAGCTGTCGCGCCTGGGTTTGACTGGTTCCACGTGGGTCCGATCGTTGTCGCCTGCACAGAGACCGACGCGTACATCTTCAGCTCGACCACGAGGTACTTTGTTGCGGAGACCCTGTGGACATGCGGCGGCTGGATCCTCGCAGGGCTTAACCACAACAACCAGCATGCAGCAACCGCAGCCCGAATTGGCTTTGACTACATCCGTGACAACCTGTGCTCGCTCCTCAAGACAAGCAACGGTCCGTGGCGCCTTGCCCGCCAAATGAAGACATCTTATGCGATCACACTGGCCATGCACGACTACAAGAACGCCACCAAGGATGAGCGCGAGCTGATCGATGTTCAGGTTCGTGGCCTCAAAGAGGAGGTTGAGACTTACCGCTCAGGTGAAGTGGCATGGTACGAAGTCGTCGCTCGCATGGATGAGACAGTGCAAGCTGATCTCGGCACCGCGTGGAACATGCTCCCTCCCCCGGACTGTGACATGACCGCAGTGAATTCAGGCATCAAGAAGAAGCTCAACGCACAGCGCAAGTTCGATGAGTCCGCCTGGGCAGACTTCGTGTCCTACAGCCGACACGCTGTGCTGTCCCACATGCTCTTCGCACGGCCGGACACAGAAGTAGACTGGCACGGCGAGGAGGAGCCACGCTGGGCGGAGAAGTGCCGTGAGAAAGTGCTGACTTATGCAGACACGTATGTGGACTTCACATGCAAGCTCCCATGGGACCGCCATCTCGAGACTTGGGGGTACACCACACAAGATGTCACACACATGAACGCGGACGTGTCACTCTACGACACCCCAGAAGCTTGCCGTGCAACAACTGACGGCGGCATGTCTGAGCTGCGTTACTATGTCGAGCACGGTCACAAGTTCTCAGGCCGTTGGGACCCAAAGGAGGTACGCGAGTCCTGGGAGAAGGGGACACCGGTCGGCGACCGCATGGGCTACGTCGCAGCCAAATCCGAGAACACGAAACCTGCTGGCCAGCAACGTGAGACCTTATCAGCTGATGATGTGCTGCGCGAATGCCTCACCGAGTTGGACATCAACGTCTCCAAGCTGAGCAAATTCGTGAACGGGGTCGTCGTCAGAGCTGGCAAAGTTCAGACCGAGCGCATGATACACAACGTGATGTCAAAGATGCACGAAGGTGGACTCATGCTCAGCTTGGATGTGTCAGGATGGAGCCCGAACATGGTCCGGAAGGGAGAGATGATGTTCGCAGACATGCTCATGAGCTTCTTCGACATACCAGAGACCCAGCGCGCCAGCACATTGTTCACCGCGCTAAATGTGATTGTCGCACGTGGTGGGCTCCATGACTCGTGGCAGGCCGAAGACGGCTCTTTCCAGGGTTTCTTCGGCGCTGTCGACACAATGCTACACTCGATGATGTGCCAGTGGGCATTCCACGAGGAGAAGAAAGCAGGACGCATTGCCCGTACTGCCAAGGTCGACAAGGCCACGGTGATGGATGACATCCTTGCAGCGATCACCGGCATCAAAGTCAAACCTGCAGACGCCTTAGCGAGCTTCATCCATCAGTACAAGCGCTTGGGGTTCACAGCGGATGCGGTGAAAACACTAGCACGCGGCAAGGTCGGCCACTTCCTCAACCGTCTCTACGCCAACGGTGCTGAAGTGTTGACTCCGTTCAAGATTGCCGCCAAGGCTGACCGCGAGTGGGACCGTGTGTGGGTCACACTGCACGACGAGATCGACGCGGTCTTCAACTCCTACTGTGGTGCTTCTGACCGCGGGTACAAGAGCCATGCTGCTTACACCCTGGCGTGCTGGCGCTCGCTGTGGCGAATGTGGGAACGCAATAAGGACATCGCCGCCGAGGGTGCGCGCTTTGAGTTCTTGTTCGCATGGTTGCCACGATCACTCGGGGGCGCAGGCTTCCCAGTCTATGGTGCATGGGTCAACAAGCTCGGGGCCTCTTCTCTGGACAATGCGATGTCAGCTATCTACACCATCCGTGACCTTATGCGCCAGATGGGCTCTAACACGTCCACTGCCCTCGCGGACACCTTGAACACAGTGCTCACTGAACTTGCGTTTGTAAAGCTCTCGCAACGCTCTGCTGTCGCAATCATGGATGACCCTCTATCGGTCCACGCAGAAGGCGTACCAGATGCCGCGGCTGTCCGCAGGAGTGTGGCTGAGTCTGCTCTTAGCCGGATCAGGGTCCACGACGAGCTGGCTGCCCTCATGTCGATCTCCCGTACAGCCGAGTACGACAGCTGTGTGAAGTCATTCCTCTCCAGTGCCGAATGGTCAGCTGATGTTGCATCGGAGATCGCAGCAACATTGCCTCATGCAGTCACAGGTGTCTTACTGGAACGTCTTTCCTCCTGTGACAAGCTCCTGCGATCAGCTCCACACCACATACGCAACCGCGCATGGAAGGAGTTCCTCCGCGTGAACAAACGCGCTGCAACAAGCTGGGTTTACCTCAAGTTCACAGGTCGCGATGAGAGCATCGATGACGCCGTCACGTTCTGCCGCACTCTACGGGGTCGGATGTTCGATGCCGCCGGCTTCAGACTTGCCAACGCTGAGGCACCTGGGTCGCTCAGCTTACTCGGCCGGGCACAGTCTGAACACGAAACCACGATCTGGGTCAAAGCTCCCCCAACTGAGGACATCGATAGGACTCCCAAAGGGTGTGTGCCAACAATCATGAGGTCATACAAAGCCGCTTCGGCACGTGGTCGCGTCAGCCGCGGAGCACGCGACCTCGGTCCCCTGGGCTCTGCATTCGCACGCATCTGTGCCGTGTCCAGTCTCGGCCACTCGAATGGCATGAACGCCAGTGCTGTTGACCAGCTGTGGAACACACTCTGGACGGGTTCACCAGGCAGCATCGCCATCCCCAAGCACGCGGTCCCATGCGCGAACACAAACCGAGTCTGTAGCAGGTTCACAGTCACAACCCACACCGTTGCAGCCATGCCCAACTACTGTCCGCACATTTCGGTCGACGCCCATCGTGCAATCCACTTGCTTGAACCTATCCCGCGTACATTCAGCTGGTTGAGCGTGATCTACACTCTCAAGGCCGCAGCCGCGCTAGATGTTGAGCTCGGGGAGAGAGCAGGCTTCCAGCGTGGGTACGCAGTGCGGCATGTTGCAGCGAGTGGTCGCGCAGAGCCGGAATGGCCCGCGGACTGGGAGGCACCTAATGTCCAGTGCGTGGCCTCTCTAGCCAAGGCAATGACGGCTGTGGCACAAGAGTGGTCGATGGACCCCGACGTTGACGAACCAGAAGGTGAAGATGACCCTCTCATCATCGCAGCTGCCGCTGTGGAGAAATCACGACGATCTGCACTTGACCGCTTGGCAACGTTCTCCGGTGCAGGTGTCTTCGGAATCATGGACGCCGGCCTGTTCCAGCAGCCTCAGCAGCACAGCGGGGAAGCTGACGTTCGCGGCCACGCAAGCACACGTACGGGTCAAACGACCGAGCCTGAAGAGGGCGCCTACCGCGCAGTTGTCCAGGCAGCTGTCAAAGTATTCGCGCAGAGAGACGCGAAGGCCGCAGCTGAAGAGGCGCGGCGAGTATGGGCCCGCATGTTCCACGGCCAGAAGCCCGAGGACTTTGAGAGCCGTTGGTCATGGGTCAAAGGGTTGCTGAGCGAGAATGAGGACCGATTCCTCCGCGCCATGAAACCTGCCCGGCATCTGTTCGACCCAATTGACCCAAGGGCTTCGCGCGCCGAGAGGTACTACCGTTATGCCGCACAGCACCTCGACAAGGAGAAGGATACGTCACGTGAGCGATGGGCAAGGTACTATCACCACTTCATGGCATCTATATGTAACCAGCTCGCACTCCCACATGTGACATCGTACGCAGCTGCTTGTGGCTCACTCGTTCGGGCGATGGCTGCTGGGTGCGACACAGTGACTATGCGCCGTATGTCTGGCCCAGACACCAGTGCCGACGAGGAGTTCAAGGCTGTGCAGGCACCCAACACTGTCCAGCGTGCTTGCCAAACGATGGTCAACATATGCCTGCCGCAGGACTGGTCAGACCGTGACGACGTCTTCAGAGGCGCACTGTACGCTGTCAGGAAGGCGATGGTCTACATGGCAGTTGACTTTGCGGTCCCTGAGATTCAGCTCGCGCAGGCACCAGTGCCACTCTCTGCTGAGTTCGACCTAATGGACCGTGTTGGCCCTGTCCGAATGGACGCAGGGACACGAGGTACAAACACAGGACCTACGGATGAGCAAATCAAGGCATTCCTGCTGGAGTCCGGTATGTTCATGTCTGTGCAGGATGCTCGAGCTACGATGATGGACGACATCAAGCAATGGCTCGAGGGCGAAGGCGATTCCGGGAACGCGGACGTGTAAGGTGTGTCCAGGAGTCAGGTACCTGTGCCAGCAGGTTAGAAGGAGACTGGCAGCAGCTTAGCCGTGAGTCGGGTATACCCCGGGCGGCAAAGCAGTGATCTCATTACAGACAAGATTAATAATGAGAAACAGCATCTACCCATCGTGTGAAGCCCCTCTTAGAGGGCGCTCCTGATGAGTGATTGGTGTTG